CTTCGCCGCACCTCGAGTGTCGATGTCGACGGTCGTGTCGATCGCGCCGAGTTCGATCGCAGCAGCACGCACCGCCCGGATCGTCGCCATGACGTCCGAGTCCTCACCCTTGAACTTCGCGATCAGAGTTGCCGCTGTGGTGGGACCCTCGTCAGCCATCGAGGTCCTCCCGGTCAGCGAAGTAGGCGTTCAGCAGGCTCCCGCGCTGGATGAGCGCACCCGTCTGCGGGTCGTAGATGCTGCCCAGCGAAAGAAGCCCGGTGACGCGGAGGATGAACCACCGCCACGGCCGCCACAGGTTGTCGCTGAGTTCAATGCCGATGGTGGCGAAGTCGAACTCGATGAGGTTCCACTTCGCGAGCAGCCCGGTCAGCGTTGCCGACATGCCGACGGAGGTTACTTCTTGCGGGACTTCGTACCACTCCCACGTTTCCGTGACCGGGTCGTACTCGCCGCGCCCGTACTCGTCGATCGCCGCGAGGCCCGATTCGGCAGGTGCTCCCTCACGTACTTCTCCAGTGCTTTTGGGTGACCACCGGTCTCCCAGAAAATCTGCGCCGAGTCCTTGCCGGCGAGGGCGTAGGTGACGGCCGTGGAGAGAGCCCGGTCGACCGCGCGTGCCGGAACGTTGTCGGCGCGCATCTGCTCAAGGACATCGCCCATGAAGATGCGCTCGAACTCCGGATCCGTCAACGGAGGCGGGCCGGTTTCACCCTCGGGTGGTTCGGCCTGCGCCTGCTCCCACCGGATACGGCCCTCGACCGTGATCTCCGGGATCGTGTACTCCTTGCCGTTGATCGGCAGGACGAGACGATCGACCAGGTCGTTGAACTCTTGGAAGGCGACCACGATGCTCCTCGGGGATCAGGGATTGGGGATGAGGGGTTCTCCCGGCGCCAGCATCCCCATACGGGCGCCGGGAGACTTGTGGGTGCCTACGCCCCGCGGGTGTACGGGAACGCCGTCGAGGCGCCCGTCGCGTTGGTGACGAGGACAACCGCCGAACCGGCGGAGCCGGTCGGCATGACGGCGACGATCTCCGAGTCGGACACGACGACCCAACTGGTGGCGTTGACGCCACCGAACTTGACGCCCGTCGTCGCGACCGTGCCGACGAAGCCGGAGCCGGTGATGGTGACGAGACCAGCAGCAGTGACAGCCGTGGGTCCGGCCGACAGGATCACCGGGACGACGCCCGACGCGGCCGGGTTGGTGATCGCGGTGCGGGCACCGTCACCGGTCAGGGTGATGGTGACCTCGTCGAGATCGGCCACGCCGGTCTTGGACCGCGCCCAGCCGACGAGCGCGAGACCCGAGTACGCCTCCGGGGTGCCCGGGGTGCGGTCGTACCAGCGGGTGTAGACGCGCGCGGCGTCACCGAACTGGTCGTGCGCGGCACGAACGATCTCCTGGCCCGGGTCGTACACGCCGGCCGTGGTCTTGCGGTTCACCTTGATGGTGTTCGCCCACGCCTGCATCGTCTTCTCGGACGACGACCACCCGTTGGTGTCGTAGTCGCTGGAGTCCTGGTTGGTCGGGGTGACCTGGGGGGAGAAGTCGTTGACACCCTTGAGGGGCGTCCACGTGGTGCCATCCGTGGAGACGTCGATCTTGAACTTCCGTGCGAGTGCGGTGGACATGCTGGTGCCTCCTCAGGCATTGGGGCAGTGAAGCCCCGCATGCGGGGCGGATGTGTCCTGCGGGGCCAGGAGGTGGGTGGAGCGGCTACCAGATGCCGCCGTCGGGCCGGAGCGCTGTCGGCGGGTAGTCGACGTCGGCGTAGTACTGATCGATCAGCTCCCACGCCCCAGTGGCGTCGTCGCCCATCGGGACCCGGATACCGCGGTTGAGCTGGGCGAGGGAGCAGGACCCCATCGGTGCCTGCATCAAACCGTGCATGACGGTGAAGCAGGCATCGAGGATGTCGTCGGGGTCGGTGGGCTTGTTCTTCGATCCGCGTGCCTTCAGCTGGATCATCACCCGGCCGAGCGGTTGGGAAGGGTCATCCGACTGAGGGACGATCGTGATCGCGAGACCGCGGAGACCGTCGGGGAGGCGCTTGCGGTAGATGCCGGTCTCGCCGGCCGTGTACGCGCTGCTGTCTGCACGCCAGGTCAGCCCTGCGGTGCTCGAGACGGCCAGCAGGGCGATGCCGTTCGTGATGTCCGATGTGGTGCTCACAGGCCTGTCGCCTCCCGGAACGTGTCAGCCATGATCTGCTGCACCGCTGCCGCTTCGGTGACCATCGGCTGCTCCAGGAACAGCGCCTGACCGCCGCGCGGGTGGCGGAAGTCGAGCCCGTAATGCTGGTAGCGGGCGTAGACGGAGTTGTACTCGATCCGCGCCTCCTGCCCGACCATGCGAGCGCCGGCAGACCCGCGAAGGTCGCCTTCCTCGATCGGGGTCAGCGCGACAGCGACACCGCGCACATGCTCAGCAGCGCGCATCAACGCGATGGGCATGACCTCGGGCAGGGCAGCCTCGAAAGCATCCAGGCCGGAGAAGTCCATCTCCCAGTCCAGGTCGCCCATCAGGATGCTCGAGGGTGCACATGCCGGAGGTGGTTGAGGAACAAGGTGCGGTCACCGTTGATGATCCAGGCGCGGACCCCGCAGAGGCGGCAGAAGATGATGCGGAGGTCCACGGGTGCCTCCTAGGTGAGTGCGATCTCGACGTGGTCCGGCAGCTCGAGGTCACCGGACGTGAAGGTGCTGATGCGCTCGACCCGGCCGGTGGTGCCCTCGACGGTCACCCTGGCCAGGAGCGGGAAACTGGGCGCGTTCGCCACGTTCGTGCGGAACACCCCGAGCGCGAGGACCTGCTCACCATCCGAGTTGAGGATCAGGCGGTTGACGCCCTCCCACCAACCGGGCACATCGACCGCCGTGCCGTACAGGTCAGCCCCGTCAGCGTTGGTGCCGAGGTACGGCTCGGCAGAGGCGGTGTGGACGTAGAACTCGGCAAGCTCGTCGGTCATCAGCGGGCCCGACGGGGGGCGAAGGCGAGCAGGTTGTTGAGACGCAGCTTCCGAGCGGCATCCGGGACCAGACCGGTATACGCGGCCTGCCGAGCGGCGACAGCGACTGCCGTCTCACCGTCGGCGTACGCAATGACCGCGGTGCCGATCTTCTTCGACGACGCGATCTTGGACGTCACGAGCGCACCGCCCGTCAGCGGGTCGATGTTGAGAGCCACCCATGCGGCCGCCTGAATGCATGTCGCATCGGCGAGCACCTTCGCGACGGCGTCATCCGTGGGAGCGCCGGTCTCGTCGGTGAAGTAGTAGGCCAGCTTCGTCGCGTCGAGCACCAACTGGGTGCAGGAGCGGAGGACCTGGTCGATGTTGCCCGGCGAGGTCGTGCCGGTCCAGGTCGCATACTGCGCGGAGGTCGCGAGGGTGTCGGGGTAGACGGTCACGCTCGCTCCGATCTAGACGATGGTGGGGACGGGTGACCCCGGCACGGTGGAAGACGTGCCGGGGTCAGAGCCGTTACAGCGGGAGACCGCGCAGCTGCCCGTGGGCGAGCTCGTTGCCGTACTCCAGCCCGATCTCGCCGTAGATCTGCACCTCGTCGGAGGCGCCGGTCTTGGCGAGGGGCTCCTCGAAGAAGTGGCCCTTGCCGGGCACCTCGAGGAACACCGGTGCGAGCTGCTCCAGCGACAGCAACGCGAGAGCGTCGGCGGGCATGGCCCGGTCGAGCATCACGTTGAACGTGCCGAGGTTGGTCTCGACGGTGGTGACGTTGACGCCGAACAGGTTCCTGCTCGACTCGACGTACTTGCCGTAGGCGCCCGCGTAGGCGGCGGCGAGGTTCCGCTTCTGCGCCGACCCCATGATGAAGGTCGCCGTGTCCGTGTCCTCGATGCCGCCGTTGTCGTACACCTGCTGGGCGAGCGACTCGTAGGTGCTCACCGTGGTGGCCGTGGTGGCCGGGCGGGTGTACGAGATCGTCGCGGTGCCGATGGTGATCGCGGTGCCGCCCTTGGTGGCGGCGACCTTGAACGTACCCGACGCCTTGCTGACGACGAAGTAGGTCCGGCCGAGAGCGATCGCCGTCGAAGCGCCGATGTCGGTGAACATCACCTTGTCGTCGTTCGCCACCGGCGTGGACGCCTCCGTGATGGTGTCCGTCGCAGCCGACAGGCTGGTGCCGTCGTTCTGCGACGCCACCGTCTGCTTGTTCGTCGCGATCGCCGCGAGGATGCCGCGAGTCTTGCGGGCCGTGGAGTTGTCCGTCGGCGCCTGGTACACACCGTTGATGAACGACCAGTCGACGTCGCGGCCGATGGTCTTGATCGCCTGCTGGACCTGCCAGTCGAGCTCGTTCTCCACCGCGTTGCTGCGGCTGGTGTCGACGTTGGTCGAGTTGATCTGACCGGGCGTCGACTGCTTCGTGTACGAGACGGAGACCTTCTCCTGGTGGATCTGGGCCACGTTCGACACGACACCGCGCGCGCGACCCTGAGCGGTCGGCGCGGTTGCGCCTTCCAGCACGGCGGGCTGCGACGGGTTGCGGAGGTCGTAGGTCTCCCAGGTGAACGCCACAGCGTTCGCCTGCTTGCCGCCCGACAGGCCGCCGATGGCGGACAGCAGGGGGGTTGTTGCGGGGGAAAGACCGAACAGCGGGCCGAGGTAGTTCGGCAGGTTGTAGGTCGTCCCCAGGCCGGAGATTCCGGTCATGGTGTGCTCCTTTTGGTGAGGGGGGGTCAGGAGGCCTTCGTGGCAGCGATTCGACGCTGCAGCTTGATGACCTCCGCGAAGTTGCCGGCCTTCTCCGCGGCCGCAAGTTCGGCCTGCAGGGATTGGACGGTCGGCCCCGTGTGGTTCCCGTCACCTGTACGAGTCGGGGGCTGCTTGAGTGCGGCGTTGTCCTGCAACGCCTTGGTGATCGCCGTCGTGAGGGCGGCCTCGTCGGTCGGCTCTGCCGACGCGATCGATGTTTTGAACTGCTCGTTGGCGAGCAGAAGCTTCGTGTTGGCACCGAGGGTGGGTGCGAGGAGAGCGACCTGCAGGGACAGCTCCCCGGCCTTCACGAGCGCCTGAGCGGCGGTGAGGGCGGTGTCCTTCTCCGCGATCTGGCCAGCGAGGCCGGTGACCTTGGCTTGCAGCTTCTCCGGGTCGGTTTCGGGTGCCTCTTCGCCGGCCAGGAGTCGTCCGAACTCGGCGAGGGTGTCCTTCTTGGCCTTCTCGGCGGCGGCTGTTGCAGCGGCAGCGATCGCGGCGTCGGTCTTGGTCGCCTTCTCGGCGGCGTCGGCCTGCATCTTCTCGATGCGCTTCCACGCACGCTCGGGGTCGAAGTTCTCCTTCGTCCACGGTGCGCCGTCTTCGGCCTTCTGCTCAACGCCGGCGGTTGTGCCCGCCGCGGTGGCGTCTGCCGTTCCCGCGCCAGCAGCGGCGCCCGTGGCCGTTCCGGCGGCTGCGCCGCCATCTCCGTCCGCAAAACGGATGCCACGGAGCGAGTGCAGGGTGTTGCCGATGACCGCGAGACCGTCGGGGCCGCGGAGCGCGCAAGGCGCGGGGATGAGGGGGGACATGATGCTCCTTCGCGGCACCTGGCCGCATAGGGGTGAATCGCCCGCTCTTGCGGGACGTCAGACCGCGCTGCCTACTCAGGGAGCGCGAGGAAATCGAGCAGGCTGCCTCTAGAGCCGAGGCGATGGCCAGTGGGTGTCTGGGATTGGAGAGGACACCAAATGAC